TTGATGCAGGCATCGAACAGTTGCCGCACGCGGTCGCCGTTGAGGCCGGCGATCATCACGTTCAGGCCGACCAGAAACCGTAGGTCCAGCAGCCGGATGCTGTCGGTCGCCGGCACCTCAAGCTGCGGCACGTCGGTCCACTCCCACCAGTCGGCCCAGTCGCGCCAGGGGCTCGGATCGGTTGCGATCGAAACGAGGTCGGGGCGCATGCCGCGGCGACGGAGTTCGATCAGGGGTTGATGGCCGCGCATCAGCGAACGTCCGCAAATTCCGGCAGCAAGCCGTTGACCGGAGCGCCGTCGAGCCACCGCTCGCCGTTGAGGTAAGTCAGCGGGGCAGGATCGAACCCGTCGCGCCATTTAGCCGATTGCTTCAGCGCCGCGATGTGCGCCAGGATCGCAGCCAACTCGTGCCCGAAGTCGCCTCGGGCCCACTTCGCCGCGCATTTTTTCCGGTCCTGCTTCCGGTCAGTGTTCGGCCATGCAGCCCAAAACTCGGCAAACCCAGGCGGGTCTGCATCCGCCCCCTTGGGGGCTTTGGGGGTGTTCTTCTTCTTCTCTTTCTCTTTCTCTTCTCTAGCTAACGCTGGTGTAACGCTCTGAGCGTTACCGCTTTCTAAGTTCTGCGTTTCATCGGCGTTACCTGATCTTGAGTTTGCGACCCGTTTTGCTGTCTGGGCGCGTTTCTTGGCGGACGCTCCGTTGTGCTCTTCAAAGTGGCAAATCACGACACCTTGCGGGTCATCGGTCAGCCATCCAACGTCGACCAATGCGGCGGCAAACCCCTTCACGCCCGTCTTGCGGTCTATCTGCTGCGTCGACAGCCCAGGCATGCAGCCATCCGATGTGTGCTGATCCGCCGTGGCCCACAGCCAGTAGAGCGCGCCGATGGCGGTCGCCTCCTTGACTCCGGCAAGGTCGCAGATCCTGCCGATGCGGGGGTCATCCCAAAGGTTGCCGCGCATCTTGATCCAGTCGCCAGACATTGATCGCTTACCTCATACTCTCTTGGGTCTGGTGTGTTTGGTGGCCAACGGACGGCACCTCGCCAGCCCCCGCACACTTCGGCGACCCGAAGCCCTGCCCTCCCCACTCCAGCGCCAGCGCAAACTCATAGCTGACCCCGCCGCGGATGCCTGTCATGCGCTTGCGCTGCACGAACACGCCATTGGCGACGTAGTCGGCGACCCACTTAACGACGGTCTTGTGGTGAATGCCGAGGCGTTCCTCGAATTCCTCTTTGGTCAGCCACTCGCTGCGGGCGGCCTTGAACATCTCGCATGCCAGGGATGCGGCGCACAGGGTTTCGGTCATGCGTGCGCCTCCAGCAGTTGCAGCAGGCCGCGCAGTTCGGTTCGAACGACGGCCACCAGGGCGCCTGAGTTGCAGGCCTCGCGCATCGACTGATCTGCGGCGTCGCGGGCCTTGTTCATCGTGACGTCCTGCTGGTCTAGCAGTTCGGCTGCCAGCTGCAGCAGGCGCACGTCGCTGCGGGTGATCTTGTGCCCTTCGCGTGCGGCCATGGAGCGCAGGCGGGCCTCGACTGTTGACGTGCTCATTTGCGCCCCTTCATCGCGGCCCATCAGCCGGCGCACAGCCAGCCTGCGCGGTACTGCTTGCGGCCGGCGAATACGCCGCTGCTGGCGCCGCAGCCGTCGCACTTCCACATGCTGTAGTGACCCGGGCTCGGCTGCGTGGCGCGCGTGTCTGGCGCGGTGCGAATGCGGTCACTCATCGACCGCCTCCGTGTCCAACCGCACCGACGCGCTGGCGTCGCCGTCTCCACACTTTGGCGACGGGAGAGCCTGCGCCGCCGTGCGATAGCGAAAGTCGGGCGACGTGCACAGCAGAGCCCGCACGTCGACCAGAAGGATCCCGCGGGCCTCGAGGGCCTGATACCGGCCGCAGTCCTTGCGCACCGGGCAGATGGGTCCGCCACGGACGGGGTTGGCGTTGCCGACGCAGCGGGTGTGGGGGGTGATGGTCATGCGGCAAACAGGTCTGCCGTCTTTGCAGTCGCTGCCGCAAGGTTCGCCACGGCCTGCCGGAAATAGCTGGCCTTCAACTCCACGCCGACGAAGCGCCGGCCCATCTCAAGCGATACGTAGCCCTCGCTGCCGATGCCCATGAAGGGGCTGAGCACGATGTCTCCGGGGTTCGTCCAGAGCATCACGCCGCGGCGGATAACTTCGAGTTGGAGAGGCGCAACGTGGCGCTCGTCATCGTGCTCGCGCGCACTCATGTATTGCAGAGTGTCGGACTGGTTGATATCCATCCAAACCGGACTTGCCACCTTCTGCCAAAGGTCAACCGGATACTCTTGCCCGTGCGTAACGCGCTCGCATTCACCAGGCGATCGAACGGTGATGAGGTAGTCAGCGATGCCCTGACGACTCATGGCAGAGTTCTCGCGCACCGTCTTGTGCAGCAGCCCGAGAGCCTTGGTGCGCTGCATGGCGGTGACCGGATCTTTCCAAATCACCACGCGGCTGTGAAAGATGAAGCCGTGCTTCTGGAACGCGCGGATCAGGTCGCCAGGAAAGTCCTTCAACCCGATCACTCCATCGCGCTCTTTTCCGCTCGGCATGTCCATGCAGTGAAAACTCACATTGCGACCGGGCTTCATCACTCGGCGCAGTTCGGCGATCAGGTAATCGAAGTGCTCGAAGAACTCGGCGTCGTTGCGCACATTGCCCATGTCGCGCGCCGACGAGCTGTAAACGTAAAGGCTGGAAAAGGGCGGGCTGAATATGCTGTACCCAATCGACTGATCCGGCAGGCCGCGCAGCGCCTCAACGGCATCGCCATGGATTGCCGTGTAGGTGTCGGTAACGATTTGATCGATGCAGTTCATTTCTTTGCTCCACCCGCCCGGCAAGGGCGGCACTTGTAGTTGGCGCCAGACATGCGAGCAAGGTTTGCTGGGCTGTACCACTTCTCAGTTGCGCAGGAAACGCATACCAACTTGCCGCCTCTCGCGTGATGCTCGCGTGCGTGGTCGGCTCGACTCAGGATTTCCAAGTTTTCTGGCCTGTTGTCGGCCTTGTTGCCGTTTATGTGATGCACTATTTCTGATGGCGACAGGGATCGACCAATCGTCTTCTCCATGACTGCGCGATGCTCGCGTTTGCGCCAGTCAGCGCCGTGCGCCTTTGAACATAGCTGCACGTATCCGTTCGAGTCGTGCGTTTTGCCGGTCCTGAACAACGGGTGCTTTTGGCCAATCTGGTATGTAAAGCTCATGCTGATTCCAAAAGAAAGGACGGCACGGCAACACGCTTCGTCGCGCCGTAGAAGTTGGTCTCGCGCTTCAGCCCGACGACTTCAGCCATCACGGCCTCGCGGGTCTCTGCGCCCAGCGCTTCAGCCATGGCGATGGCATCGCGCTCCTTGCGCTTCAGGTTCGCCACAACGGCGCCTTCCTGACTGCTGCTGAAGATGTGCACATGCACCGGCCGCTTCTGGCCAAAGCGCCATTCCCGCCTGACGCACTGGTAATAGGTCTCGAAGCTGTCAGTCACGCCGACGAACGCCATGCGTGCCGCGTGTTGCCAATTCAGGCCCCGACCCGTGATCGATCCTTTCGACACCAGCACACGCGCCCGGCCGGCTGCAAAGTCCATCAGCCGTTGTTCCTTGATGTCGTTGTCGTCTTTGCCGGCGATCTGGATCGCGCCGTCAATCGCCGCCTCGAGCGCATCGCATTCGTCGTTCAGTGCGCCCCACACAACCCACGGCTCATCGGGCTCCGCATTGACGACGGCAGCGCAGGCGGCAACGCGCTGGGCCATGGATGCGCGCCGCGCGTCACGGCGCTCGCTCAGCGTCAGCGCCTCAAGCGCAAACAGCTTGCCGTCCAGCGGCTGCGCATCGGACTCAACGATGTGCTCGTGGTAGTGCAGCGGCGGCAGGATGTAGGCCGTGTCGTCGAAGCCAAGATCGGACGGCCGGCGCACCATGGCGCCCCACGTTGCGACCCACTTCCAAAACAGTTGCCGCGCGTGGCCCTTCAGGCGCCAGACGCTTGTGTCGCCGCCGTCGTGCGTGAAGAACTCGGCCAGCATTTCCTGCCTGGTGCACACGCCAAGGAACTCGGCATGCGTGCCCAGTTCGGTCCAGTCGTTCGGGGCCGGCGTGGCGCTGCAGGGCAGCTTGAACGGCGTGCGCTCGAATGCTTCCGTCAGGGCGCGAAACGTCTTCGCGTCGTGGTGCTTGATGATGCCGCTCTCGTCCGGCGCGACGCCGCCGAAGATCGACGGATCGAACTTGTGCAGGCGGTCATAGTTCGTGATGTTGACGCCCGGCTGCACGTCATCGGCTTCGCGGCAGTGGGTCACGGTGATGCCCAGCGCTGCGCCTTCAGCGACCGTCTGAGCGGCCACCGCCAGCGGCGCCAAGATCAGCGTCGGCATGCCGGTGTAGCGCGACACGGCATCGGCCCACGACACTTCGCACCGGCTCTTGCCGAGTCCCGTGTCGGCGAACAGTGCGGCGCGGCCACGCTTCAGCGCCCATGATGTGAGCGCCCTCTGATGCGGGAACAGGCTTGCCGGCAAGTCGACGTGCCCGCTGATGCCCGTAGCCGGCACAGTGCTCAGCTTGCGGGCGATGTAGTCGGTGTAGCTGCTCACGCCGCCCGCTCCAATTCCTGCAGCCGCGCCCGCAGCGGCATGTACTCGCCGCGCAAACGAGCCATCTCGCGCGTAGCAACGGACTTCGCTTCATCCAGAGCGCGGAATGTCCCGAAGTACATCGTCTGGCCCTGATGCTCAAACCTTACGGTCCAATGGTTGCGGTTTTTGCTCACGCCTGGATGACCTGACGCACCGAGCTTACGGTCGCAGTTCCATGCGTTCTGAGCCGTGGTGCAGATCCGCAAGTTGGCTCTGGTGTTGTTCAGGCCGTTGCGATCAATATGGTCTACAACGCGCCCGGGAGGCGGCTTCGCTCCAAGAACAAAGTGGTGCATGCTTTCGCGGCCAACCGTGGCAAAAACGTACCAGCATTGGCTTGGCTTAAACGCATACCAGTTCAAAGCGCACACACGTTCTGCGTCCTGTTCGTCCACGATCGCAAACTCGTGCGAGTTGGTAAGAGCGACGCGCCTCATGCTGTAGCCCGCTCCGCAAACGCCTGCGCCTGCATTTCCTCAAGCACCGTCAGCTTCGCTTGCGCGGCCAACCACTGCGAGATGGCCGTGTTGCCCATCACGCGCTCGACGGCAGGCACTGCGGCAGCCGGCAAGTCGCGCCGCTGGCGCCGATCGTCGTGGTTGAAGTACTCGCCGACGTGCTGCGCCACAAGGCCCGATTCTTCGGCGACCTGACGCAGAGACATCGTGCGCCGCGGGCACAGACGGCGAAAAAGCCGGCATGCCTCGCGGTAGCTGTGCGCGGTGCGCAGCACGACTGGCGGGACCACTGCGGGGCCGTCAAGTCGGCACAGCAGAGGCAACTCAAGTTGAAGCGGGTTTTCCATGGCGCCTACCTAGGAAAAATTCATGGGCCAACCAGTCAAGCAACCAGTTGGGACGGGGCAAAAATGAAGACGTGCAACGCCTTCAAGTCATCGCCTCTGAACTGCCCGCGCTCGCCGAATGGCGCCGGGTAGGCGGCGACGCCATCCGGTTGATGAGTGCGGACAGATCGCAGGGGACGCGAGAAAACGGCCGCCGACCCCACGCAAAGCGCAGGGCCGGCAGCAAGCCCAGCACCGGCAATGGCATCCGTGCTGCTGGGAGGGAGGTTCATTGCTCGGCCTTGGCGGGTTCGGCAAGGTCGACGCCGATGAGTTCGGGCGACAGGTGCTTGCGGGCCAGCGCAGCAAGGACGCGGTCCGAGATGCGCTCCGGCAGTTCGTCGGGCCATTGGCTGACTGCGGAAGCGGTCACGCCGACCGCCTTCGCGGCCTCGGTGATCGACCCGCCGAGCAGTTCTATCGCTTTGGTCTTGAGCATGCGCGCAGTTTAGCGCGCTAACCGCTTTTGACAAGCCCCCTTAACTCATTAGTGGGCTTAATTCGTCAATGCCAACACTCACGGAACGATTGACGGAAGTCATGCTTGCAATGGGGTGGGAGCATGCTGACCTCGTGCGGGTGTCTGGCGAATCGCAGAGCGTGGTGTCGCAGTGGCTTGGCAAGGGGTCGAAGGACATCAAGTCGATTGGCAAGACGGAGGCCGCAGAGCGAATCGAGCAGGAGTCCGGCTTTGCCTCACTGTGGATCGCAAAAGGCAAAGGGCCGAAGATGGCTGCCAACGCTGGTCAGCCAATCAGTCTTGAGCGTGCGCTTCCCGTCGTCCTGCATGCTCTCGCCGCCATCCCGCCAGCAAGATGGGTCAGCGTCTGCGCCCAACTTGAGCAAGTAGTTGGACGGCCGGAAATGCTTGACGACGTTTTGAGCGAGCTTGCGGTGCTGCTTACGCAGCCTGGGAAACGGCTCGGCGCCGGGACGTGATGTGCCGCATCTACTCTTTCCCAACGCGCTCCCGTTGCGCATCATCAGTCCCGATGACGGCGCCCCACTCAATCGCGGGGGTTGAGTGCATCAATGGACAATGGGGCCTCTACGGAGCGCCTTCGCACCGATCCGAAACCACACGCAGAGGAAAGCCGTGAGCGCCGATCGAGTCTTTGAGAATCCGACCAACGGCCACCGGGAAACCGTAAACGGCTCAGCATGGTTCTGGTCGCTGCTGTTCGGCTGGATCTACATGCTGACGGTCGGACTGTGGGGCCACGTCTTCATTCAGATCTTTGTCATCGTCGTTGTGGCGGCCCTTGGCGGCGGCCCGCTCCTGGTCATTGCGGTGCCGGCCCTGTGGGTCATCTACGCGGTGTCGATCAACTCCATGCTCTGCAACCGGTATCTGCGGCAAGGGTGGCGGGAGTTGACGGGCGACGAAATTTGGGCTATGCGGATTAACTTGTGGAACGGCCATGCGTGTGAGTGAGTGCACTTGTGTGGAATCGCTCGTGGCAGGGTCTGCATACGACCATGACCTTTCTGTGTTCCCCGGCCACCAAGGGCAGGGTCTGGTGTATCTGCAGCTCGGCGGGCTCGAAGACACCGCCACAGGACTGGCACCTGTTCCCTGCCGCTGCGATGGCGTGCCGCCGATCCATCTGGCTGATGCGTCTGGTCGGTTCCATCTTGATTGGCTCCGGTGTGGTGGGCGGCTGCTGGGGTGGCGGGCCATTGCCGAACAGCAGGCGGGCGCGCAGCACGTCGAAGCTGTAGCCCCGGCCGGCGCGGTTGATGGTCTTGGCGACCCCGTTCAGGGCCTCGGTGTAGGCGTTGCTGATGGGGTGGTCGAAGTAGGCGAGGATTTCCCGGCGCCAGTTCTTCATGCTGGTGGTCAGCACCTTGAAGTCGGCCTTCAGGTCGACAGGGATGGTCGCCGCGAAGCCGTCGTAGGCGGCGACAGCCTGGCCCTTGGGCATGTCGTAGATGCCGTAGAAGGCTTCCTTGAGCCCGTGTGCGGTCTTCAGCGTCGGCTCGTTGTCGAGCCACATGTCCACGTTGAACCGCTGCTTCTCGGTCAGCTTGCCGTAGCGCATGTTCAGCAGCGCCTTGGAGCGCAACCAGTCGCGGCGCTCGCCGGCCTTCTTGACCTTCTGCAGCCTGATGCGCACCCGCTCCATGCAGTAGCTGGCCGTCCGCACGACGTGGAACTTGTCGATGACCACGGGCACTCCCGGCAGCATGTGCCGGGCCACGTCGCGGTACGGGCGCCACATGTCGATGGCGACACCGCGGACGTGGCTGCGGTCGCGGTAGTGGTTCAGCCAGGTGGTCAAGGCGCCCTTGTCGCGCTCGGGCAGCATCTCGATGGGGCGGTGCGCCCCGATGTCGGTGATGACGCAGCGCATCTTCCCGTCAATCTGCGTCTCGTCGATGCCCAGCCAAGCCGGAAGCGTTGGCCGGTAGCCAGCGCCGATGGCGGCGATGTGGTCGCCGGCCAAGCTCCGCACGGTCTTGTCGTCGCAGCCGATGTTGTCGGCGATGCGCACGAAGGTGTCCCGCAGGCACTGCTGCTTGATGAAGGCGGCACAGCGCTCAGTCATGCGCATGCCCTCTTGGATGCCGCCCATCGGCTGCAGGAACGTCTCCCCGCACTCCCGGCACTTGTACCGCTGCACCCTGGCAAGGATGCGGGTGGCGTGGCCCCGGATGGGGCTGTCGCGAAAGGTGGTGGGCTTGGTGCCGTGCTTGTACAGACGGTCCAGCACGCCGCACTTCTGGCAGGCAGCCGGCTGGACGGTGTACTCGGCTTCCAGTTCGTACTCTGCGCCGTCGAGGCGCTTCCCCAGGACGGTCCAGCCTGGCAGGTCGAGGATGTCGGTCATTCACGGATTGTCAGCGTCCGGCCACTCATGCTCGGTAGCGGTGATGCTCCGCTCATAGTCGTGCATGCCCGTGAGTCCCGCGACAGCAATGATGTGCAGCCGCATGCGCTCGGCGTCTTCGCGGCGCGAAAACCGAATGGCTTTGTTGGCGTCGGCGCACCAGTCGGCATTGCGGCCTGGCGCGTAGTTGAAGCCCCACCACTGCGGCCCGTAGCCGTGGGCCTTCCATTCCACCAGCCACGCCCGCTCTGCCGATTTGGCGCGAAGCAGTGCTGCCGCCGCATAAAGATCCGCTCGCAGCGCCCGTTCAATCTGGCGCGCTGCAGCCACATGCAGGCCACCGCCGCGCGTCTCGCGCACGACCCAATCCTCACTGTCCTTCAGGTGCTTGTCGGTGAGGGGCGTAGGGAGTTCGTCCATGTCGATGCTTTCGTCGTCACTCATGTTGACCTTTCCACACGTTATGCCGTTCTTTGATTATGGACCAACATGCTCACTTCAACACGTTATTCCGCAGAGCCGAAATTTGGCGCCCAGCCGCGTCAAGCCAGACCCAGCCCGCGCCAGAGCCTGCTTCCGCCCGATCTTCGTCTGTGGCTGATGAGCTGGAAAAGCTGGCCGGGCTGCGCGACAAGGGGCTTTTGACGGCTGACGAGTTCGACGCGCAGAAGGCTAAGCTGCTTGCTGCCGGGCGATGAGGTCCGTCGAAGCCGAGTCGGCCATGAAGCGCATGTACCTGGCGATGTTCTGGCTACCAAAGCCGCAGCGTGAGCACGCCAAACTGGTTGAAGTGATTCGAGCCGCCGCAGTCGGAGACATCAAGCAATTCCCGATCACAGGCGGAGTTGCCTTCATGTTCGAGTCAGAGGTTTTGCCGTGGAACCTTTCGTTCTCGAAGATCCTGCTCAACGGAGACTCAAGGATCATCTTCGAGGTCGGCGAGAAGGTTTCTATGGATGGCTTCGGCGCTGCTCAGGGCTGGCTGAATACTCGCCGCCCGCGGCAATGAACTCAAGCTGTCGGCGCTGAAGCGCGACCCACGGCCTGCCGAGCAGTCTGGCGACCGCGCACCATGGCGCGTCAAACAAGCACCACGCGCGAATTGATCGCGTCCTGATGGTTCGCTGACCGCCGCGCGTCATACCGTCCATAGATCCCCCGTGCGCCATCGGTATTGATGGGGTGGCGATGCGAGTGTAGCGAAATCTCGTTAGCACGCTTGACTGCAAAAGGTTAGCGGGCTAAAGTACATCCCAACGCGCCACCCCACGGCGCGCCGGGAGCAGACGAGATGGAGCAGGACGACAAGGCCGCACAGCGCGCGGCGCTTGAGGCGCAGCTGAAGGAGGCGATGACGGGCTTTGACCCGCACTACGCCTTCAGCGACGACTTCATCCACTTCACGCGGCAGCGCGTGAAGGCCGGTCTGATCGCCGACCTGCAGAAGCGGCTGGCCGCGCTGGAGGCGGGATGAGTGCCGTCCGCATCCAAGCGTGCGCGGTGGCCGCTATTAGGCCCGCTCAAATGGCTCGCCTTGGCGCCGTCGTGATGGTCGATCTGGACATGACGCAAGGTCAGCGCCTGATGGCCGTGGCCGAACTGCTGAGCAACGGTATGTCCGAGCAGGAGGCCTACGAAGGCCTGCGCGGGCTGTTCCCGCAGTGGTTTGCTGGAGTGCCGGCATGACCTCGCGCACGTTCGAAACAGGCGCCGTCGTGCTTGGCTACTACGGCAATGTCGCTGCGTGGCGCAGGACGGCAAAGGATGGCGACCGCAGGTACTGCCAGCCGCCGTCGCTCATCATCACGCAAGCCGCGTCTACCGACGAAGGCGCGCACGAACCTGCGGCATCCGTGATGCTGATCGGCGTCGAGCCGCTCATTGCTCTGCGTTCAGCCATCGACGAAGCGCTGCGCAACGAGGTGCCGGCATGACCCTCCGCTGCAAGCCCGGCGACATCGCCGTCATCGTCGGCGGCATCGAGGCCAACGTCGGCCGCATGGTCCGCGTCATCAAGCCCTGCGA